CTAGTGTGTCCGTTGTTGAAGCAGCGCAGAAAGCCTTTGCTTTCAATCAATATAGCGGTATATCAGTTCGTAATCATGCTTACTTTGTTGGACCCGCAGGATTTGACAGCTTCGCTACAAGCTACACAGCTTCATATACCTACGGTAGCGTTGTTCTTGATGATCCTAGCCCTGGTATTGCGGTTAATTCGGCAATGATCCCGAATATGACGAGTGCAGCGCAGATATGGTACGTCGGTCCGCGTAAACAAATATGGGTTAAATGCCAAAATGATAATGTAATTTACATTTATCATTACGAATTAAACGCATGGACTAAACGAATTATGAGCAATCAGATCAACGACGTAACGGTTAACGGTGTGGATGTTTACGTGGCGTGTGGTACGAAGATATTTCATCTTGATTCATCAATAGCTACAGACGATGGTCAAGCAATCATACAACATATGGTTACAAAACGACTCATACCTCAGCGTATGAGTTTTTTAGTGAAGCAAGCGGTATTTGATAGTTATAGTTTCGCTGGTGGAGTTGGCGTGGTGTCTATTCCATCAGACGGTAGCAAGATAAATCGACCAGTAGTATTCGTTCAAACAGGCCGCGATGCGTATTCAGATACACGCGATGCTTATTCAAACTATGCGAATCCTTTCAACAACGGCTATACACATAACTTTATTCGTCGGTGCGCGAGAATGAACGGCGTGGATATTGGTATTGCCGTTACGCAGGGATCAATAGCAATCAGAAATTTATCAGTAGATATAGTGGAGGTGTAATATGGGTTTACCTTTTCAACCGCAATATCCAATTATATTGCAACCTACAGGCGGTGATTTAGATAATCAAGTTTTTACTAAGACAAGAGACGAATTTCTTGCAAATTATACGGAACATCAAAAGGTGGCAACTTGGTACGAAGGTGCTACGGCTCCTGCTAATCCTGTAATAAGTCAAAAGTGGAAAGATACTTCAACTACTCCGCCAACGTTACGGCGGTTTACTGGTACGGTATGGGAAGTTGAATTATTTAATGCTTCTATTATTCCTCAATTGCAAGATTATTCGCTTTCTCTAGGAGTTCTAACCGTTATGGCAAAAGGCCCTTGGGTAGACGTTAGGGCATTTGGGGCTGATCCTACAGGTGCAACTAGTTCTAGCGTTGCGGTTCAAGCGGCGATTAATTCTATTGGTTCAGCAACTATCTTCTTTCCTGGAAATTTTAAATTTGCAACTCCTGTTACTCTCAAAGATGGGCAGACATATAAAGGAGTAGGCGGTTGGGGTGGAAGTGTTATCATATCTACTATTGGACAAGCAGCGTTCCAATATCCAAACCTACAATTCTCTATATTTGAAGGACTAACATTTCGAGGTGACGGTAGTGCAGGGTGTAAAGCAATATTACAAACTGATTTAACGACTTATACCTCAACTTGTCAATTTAGAGATTGTTTCTTTGAAAACAGTTTAACAGAGGGGATTTATGCAAATTTAATCTTGTGCGATATTGAAAATAATCTTTTTGGATATTACGGGTCCGTAGGGGTATCAAGCAGACACATATATTCTAAAGGTGTATGGAATGGTAATCTTAGTAACATTAATAGATTAAAAAATAATAGATTTTATCATGCTAAAGGGAGTGAATCAGTTTATTTTGAAGCTGGTCAAATGCTTATTTTTGAAGGTAATAATTTTGAGCAGAATACTTGTCCAGATCATACAATAATGATAAAGGGTATGTATACTATTTCATTTAATTATAACTGGTTTGAAGTTAACACAGGACAATGTATTGTTAGTTCAGAAGTTGATACGTCGGCAACTTATGGAAACTATTTTATTAATTTTAAGGGTAACCATTGGGTAGTTGGTGGAGATAATCAATATTTAGTTCATAATACAACTAGTGCAGATATTACTTTTGAACATAATACAGGGACAGGCTTTGCAACCGTAGAAATAAATTACGGTCCGAATCCTAGAGGTATTAATGGAGTTAGAATTAATTCGGATGTTATAATTTACAACAATAATTTCCTTTTAGGTTATGCGGGTTCATTGGCTGGGATTTCATACTTTTCATCCTTGAAAACTAATTTATCCGTAAAAGGTTATTCTGTTTCCCCGTGGTTGGAAGGATGGACAACGGGCAATTTATTAGGTTGGTCTAAGTCTGGTGGTGGTGCTCCCACTTGGGGGCAAGGTTCGGTTGCAGGGTATATCGGTAATAGTATTAATTATACCTGCACTAGTGGAGGTTATAATAATTTTTATTACCAACTACCTGTAATTTATTTCCAAGGGAAAACAATTCTTATTAAAACGATATTATCAAGAGACACGGGAACCGCAGACGGACTTTATCTTGCAATCAATACCACGGAAAGTGTACCTACAACCATGACGCATTTAGGGCCAGTTATAACACTTGCTACATTGCAAGAAGTATCGTCAACATATTCAGTTCCTATTGGTGCAACTTATTTAAATGTTGGTTTTGCCACTGGTGGTGCTGCAATAACGGGAAGAATTAAGGCGTTTGACGTTTGGCTATTAGATAACACTACTTTAATTAATCCAACCTTTGCGAGATGAACCTATCAACACTCCCCGCCGCAATAGCAAACTACGAGGTGACGAAATGAAGATCGACGAATGGATAATCTACCACGACGAAAAAGCGAATAAACGTTGTAATATCCCGATTGGGCTTGACCGGGTACATCCTAATTGCCCCCCTGGTCAAGAAGTAATTACAGATCCCACAAACGGAGCCGTTCAATATTTTATTGACGGTTCTTTTCTTTATATAACGGGCATTGTCGGCAACGTAAAGCATTGGAACGAGGTCATTAACGAGATAGCCAAGGCTAATAAATGTACTCACCTTATAGGCTATACGTGCGCCACGAGGCCAAAAGCAGTAGCAAGATTGACAGGATTTAAGATAACACGAACATGGACTGAAATGATAAGGGAGGTATAAAATATGTGTTTTGGTGGAGGAACAACGAATACAACTACAAATTCTTATAGACCACTAACAGCCGACGAATTACGAGCGCAACACAACTCCACGAACTACGCCGAGTCTCTTATACCAACGGCTAACGCAATGGTTAACCAAGCAACGCAGGGATTCAATACTGCTTCAACGTACAACCCAAACTACGCGAACCTAGCGAACCAACAAGCCCAAGCAACGGCGCAGAATACGACGAACGCGCAGAATATAAGCAACGGAATGTTACCGCAAGCATTCAACGATAATCGTAACGCACAAGCTAAGACATATGCTGATAGTGCCGTAGGTGGCTTGCTGAACAACATGAACCAACGAGGTGTCGTTAATAGTTCTGTGATGGGTAGTGGACTACACGATATTAATACGACAATGGCGAACGCCTTTACTAACTCATACAATACTGATCTAAACACAGCTTCAAATATGAATAACAATAACCAACAGTACGCTAATATGCCAATTCAACAGGCTAATCAAGCACAACAGGCTTCGTATCAGAATCCATTACAACTCTATGGCGCGGCAACGGGACAAATGCAACCTTCTCAGCAGATTTGGCAACCTTCCATGCTATCTAATAATCAAAACCCTACTTCGTCCACGCAAACGGCAAGCGGGCAAGGATTGTTTAGCGGGTTAGTTAGTGGACTCGGCTCATACGTAAAAGCGGGAGGTACGTTCTAATGTTTCAAACAGCAGCGCGAATGAATAATAGCGGGTTTAACAGATTGCAACAGGATAACGGGTATGGTGGATTATTCGACTTAGTTGGTAGTGTGTTGGGCCAAGCACAAGCCAATAAAAGAGAAGCAGGGGTAATGCAGGGTGGTATAGACTACCAACAGCAAATGGCGAATGATGGTCTGTACAATCCTGCACAGGGAGATATGGCAAACCAATCTAACCCGCAAAGTGACTATCTAGGATCGAATACCGATCAACAAACGGCACAAAGTTTAATGCCTACGGGATTCCAAACGCAAGTACCTACGGCTAATAACGTAGGACAAGGATTGATAGGACAACAACCGACGACAACCAACGGGCAACAAGTCCCACAACAACAATTCTTTGCCAATCCTGCACAAACGGCAGACGGAACAGCACCGACGATTAACGCTAATCAAGATTTAGGAAAATACTCGAAGGTGAATAACCCCGTAGCCGTTGAAGGCTCGGCAATGACACCACAACAAGCACAGGCGCACGTTAATATGATGCAATCACAAGCGGCGTTGGTATTACAGAAGAAATATGGTCCGGCGGCTATGCAACAGATCATGCCAATGCTACAACAAGCGAGCAATGAAAAACTAGCGGGATTTAATCAAGACTACAATAATACTAAAATTCAAGGGTTAATTACCACGTTCAACGATCCAAAAACAACAGATAATCAAAAGATGTGGTTAGCGGCGCAAGCTAAACAATTATATAAAATTGATATCGGTAATGAAGCTAAAAACTTCCTAGTCAATCCTACTGATAAATTAACGCAGGATAATAAAATGGCTATTCATAACACAGCTAGTGGTGATACTATTGCTAATAACGGAGAAAAACGGTACCAATGGGATAATACTAGCGCAAATAATGTTAATGATAATAATACTAAGGTTACGACTACAGGCATGAATAACGATGCTTCGCGTTATGCAACGGATTCAAGGTCATCATCTAGCCGTTATTCAGCAGACCATAGAGCAACAAAAAGCGGTTCTGCTAAAGCAACAGCACAAGAAAAATACTTAGGTAGTATGCAGGGTTTGACCGACGTTCAAACGATGAAGGGATATTATGAAAAAGTTGCGAATGACGAGCCAATATTCCCTTCAGATCAAGCAAAATATGACAAAACGGCTGCTAAACTTAATGCCGCAGGTTGGAATCCTGACGAGGGGTGATTAAATGGCAATATGGGATGATCTAATAA